TATGTTTTTGACACGCAAGAGCTTACAGCAATTCCAGACTTAAATAGAACAGCACAAGTTGATTCTATAACTCATCAAAACATATTATATGACCAATTTTTTAATGATGATAATTGGACAGATCAGAGTGGTGGTGTGTGGTTTGTATCTGGTGGTTTGCTACAATGTGTCGATGCAGGTGTTTCGCACTTTATTTTCTCTTTTGTTCAAGCGGAAGCAGGAGACCATACAGTTCAGTTTACTATCAATTCTAACGATGAAGATTTAGGATTTGTCATCTTAGATTCTACTACCTTCACCCCCTTATTTACTGATATTTCAATTGAAGGCACTGGACTTATAACAAGAACAGTTACCGTACAAGGTAATTTTTATATAGCTTTTCAAGGTAGTGCAACTAATCCTGTAACTGCCGCGATAGATAATTTGACAATAAAACCAGTAGAAAATGTTGCTAACGCTTCTCAAAAATTCAAGTTTGTAGCAAGTACACAAAACGAAGTAACTTGGTCATTCAGTGAAAGCAATCAGGCTAACATAACTGATTCTGGTGTTTCCACAATTGAGACTGGATTCTCTGGTACTAATTTGAGAACCGCAGAAAATGAACCCTATGTAACAGTTGAACTGCGAAGACAATCTACATCAACTGGCTTTAGTAGTCAGGATGTAACAGTTACAGCACAATGGGAAGAAGATGATGTCGAAATTAATAATACAACAGTAACGCAAGTCAAAACCTTAGAGATCACAAGAAGTTTCGCAGTAGAGGTAAGGGAATAATGAGTTGGAAGAAAAAATCTAAATCTATATCTGGCAACCTTGTTATTGATGGAACTCTTGAAAGCAAACACATTAAGACTAATTCTATCGAGGCAAACAAGTTCACTGGTGCGACACAAGAACAATACTTTTATAAGTTTGATGATATAACTGTTCCATTCAGTTCTTACACAACACTGCATGAGTTTGATATGCCGCCAACAGAACTTGACCTAATTAAAGGTAGAGAAATACAGTTTGATTGGGACTTCATAATTTCTACAGGCACTTCAGCAACGGTAGGTAATGCTGTTTATGTATATATTGAAGTTGAAGTTCCTGAGAATGAGCCAACTTATAGATTCATAGGATACGCTACTCATGATAGTTTTCCCGAAACTGGTTGGCAGAGAATGGAGTTTGTAGGTAATTATTTAAACAGATTTGGTGTCGGTCAAGTTGGTACTATATCAACATATAAGGCTTACAGAAATTTGACTTATGACAATAATGTCGAACTTAATAATGAAAGAGTAGTAAATGGACAGTTCAACACCGTAACCAATTGGACTGGCTACAATGGAACTTTAAGTAGTTATTACGGTTCTGCCGCAGGAATATCACAAGATGATAATGCTGATTTAGCATATTTTGTACAAGCACTTACGGTTGAAGCAGGCACAACATACCGACTCAAAGCAAGTTACAATTCAGCAAGCAATGCTAATGGTAGTGTCATATTGTCTACTTCAAATGACCCAAGCGATGCTTTTTACACTAAAAATTTTGCTACAGGAAGCACACAATATCTAGACACACTTGTAAAAGTAGAACATTCTACTATTTATATTATAGGTAGAAATAACTCAACAACAGAAAATGAATTTGTTGTTTTTGACGATTTTAGTTTGAAGCCGACAGAAGGCAGAACCTATGTTGACATTTCAACTAGTGGCGGTTCTTTTTCAACTACTGAAGCTACACAACTTTACCATCACCCTTTTGGCAATGCTTCTAGTGGTACTTATGCGCTTGTCAAACAAAAAATAAAGTCAATAAGAACTAACCCATATACAACATATTGCAACATCACTGCTTCAGCTTACTTAGGGATTGCAAACATTCCTTTAAAGTGCAGAGTAAGGGCAAGGCATTTTTATTATGGTGATACTGTCACAACAACAGATGGTGCGATTAGAGTTATATCCAGAATGACAGGGGAGCAACACGAATCATGATAGTTGTAGGATACGAAACAGCCTTAGCAGATGAACCCTATTATGAATACATAGAGGTCAGCAGACACGCAACAAAAGAAGATGCTGAAACTGCTATGGCAGAACTACAAACAGCACAAGCAGATAATGCTGATTTGCTGTTATACTTCTATGGTATAGCGACAAGCGATACAGAATACAAAGTTAATTTAATTATAGACCCTTAAACGAGGCACAAAATGTCAGCAGGAAACTATGATATAACGATAGATCAGGGTTCAGACTTTGAGTTGACACTGGTTATTAAAGACGGTGACACACCGAGAAACTTAACCGATCATCTAGCCAGAGGTCATCTGCGAGCAACAATGGACACAGCGCAATACTGGGCGTTTGATTTCACAGACAGCAGTTATGACAGCACTGGCACACTAGTGATGAAGCTAGGCAACGACCCAGAAGATCAAAACGGACACACTGGTCATTTAACAGAAGGTAACTATGTCTACGATGTCGAGATATACACATCAGGCGATGCGACAGTAGAGCGCATTCTACAAGGTAAAGCAAAGGTCACTAGAGAGGTGACTAGATAGTGGGCGTTTCTGTCACAGAAAATGTGACATCTGTAACAGCGACTGGTGATGTTACTGTAGAGATCACAGAAAACATAACAAATGTTGCAGTTTCAGACAGCACTGCGACCCTCACTGTTACGCCTACGCAAACCACAGTAGAAGTCTCTGGCAATACAACTAGCATAAATGTTACAGGTACTGACACTAGCGTTAATGTTACGCAAGATGTGGTAGGTACTAGTGGCGCACAAAATCTGATCGGTTCGCTGACTTTAAAAGGCACAAAGCCATTACCAAGTATTGGGGTTGATTTTGAAAAGCTCATAAATCTGCAAATGCGAAGTTCTAGTGGTTATAACAATGCAGGAACAATAGCGGCAAAGTCTTATGCTAATGCGCCACCCTCTTTAGCCGTAGGTGTAGGAGATGCGGCATTGATATTCGCTGACTACATTACACCGAACATCACGCCTTGCGATGCCGATACTGGTATTGGTAATGATAATATTGTGTTTTTTGGTGGTTCATTTAACCGTTTTAAGCTTGTTTATTCTGCAAGCGGAGTCAGCACTTCATCTGATGCAAATGAGAAGCAGGACATTGAACAACTTAACGATGCAGAATTAAGAGTTGCTACAAGATGCAAAGCACTGCTAAAAAAGTATCGCAGAACAGAAGCTATAGAAGAAAAAGGCGATGGTGCGCGTATTCATTTTGGAATCATAGCGCAGGAACTTGACGATGCCTTTACAGCCGAAGGGTTAGATGCACACAGATACGCAATGTTTATGGAAGATACTGGCTACTTTACAGAAGAAGGTGGATTTATGTATCAAAGTCTTGAAGAAATACCTGAAGAATTAAGAGATAGTGCAATAGTAAAAACGAGACTTGGTGTTAGATACGAACAATTATTAGCTTTTATAATCGCGGCTTTGTAAAAAAATGCATACATTGATTGCCGTTTAATCGTATAATGAAACTTGCAAGATAAATTAGGTTATTTATATGGACTTTCTAAACACAGAAACAAAGATGCCACTAAGCACTTTAGTGTTGATCGCGATGCAAGTTGTTGCCATGATTGCCTATGCTACGAATCTGTCGGCAGATATTGACCAGACTGCATACGAAGTCCAAAGAAACGACTCTAGAATAACGAACTTAGAAGTCAGCTTACAAGAACAGCAAGTTACACTAGCGCGTATTGATGAAAATCTGAAACATACTATGAAGCAGGTTGATACGCTTGCTAACAAATGAAACGCCTAATTCTACTACTGCTGTTGAGTGCGACAGCAAACGCAAATAATCAAGAAGGTAGTCTTAATAACTACCATGCTGAAGGTAGTACAGCAAACTCACACAATGTAAACACAGATACATCTACGAGCAATACTTATAATGGCGCAGGGTCATCTAGCGAAATGCCAGTAGGTTCTGCCATCAGCCCAACCTTTATGTCTAATGGAAATGACACTTGCTTAAAAGGCACAGCAGGTTCTATACAAACTGTAGCTGTTGGCTTTTCTAGTGGTGGTTATGAATTAGATGCTGATTGCGTTAGAATAAAGTATTCAAGGATGCTATCTACACTAGGTCTGAAGGTGGCGGCAGTTTCCATTCTCTGCCAGAGCGTAGAAGTTTTTCGCAGTATGTTATTGGCGGGTTCACCATGCCCGTTTATAAACAATGGGAGACTAGTAGCGGGGAAGAGA